ATGAATTTTCTCTTTACATTGAGGAACGAGTAGCTAAAGAAAGTATCGGCTACATGGATGCAATTATACAATACTGCGGAGAAGTTGACATTGATGTTGAATCTATATCTAAATTGATTAATCAATCTCTAAAGGATAGAGTACAATTAGAAGCAGAAGAAGGTAACTACTTTAAAAAGAGGGGAAAATTACCACTGTGATTATGGACGAATATTCAGTATACAAAATGTACTTGGCTCTTAAATTACATTTCACGACAGATAACTACGATGTAATTAAACAAAAGGGCAGAGTAAGAGCAAGCCGTCAAGCGTTTGCTAAACGTAAAGATATATTCTCTATTAGAAAAGTTTCTAAAACTTATTCGGACGAACAAGTAGCAAATTTCTTAGTTGCTAACTTTACATCCGGAGATCGCTGGGGCGGTTTATTTGATTCTGAAGCTAACGAACGCTATACAGAATGGCAAAAGCGAGTACAGAGTTTATCCTATATTTTCAGCAACGATCTAGAAGCAATTATGGAAGAGTTGGAATCTAAGAATAAAACTTTTGATTACGCTTTTGAGATTTCTAAAAATCAACATCCATATATAATTAAAGCATTTTTAAGGAAAACCATAACCTTAGAAACGCTTGTTATTCTAGAAAAGATAAATCCTTTTTTAGATAAATTTGATACTCATCTTAACACCGATATTATGTGGCCGGATATTTCCAGATTGATAAGAAAGTACAAACCATTTTTACAATTTGACAAGGAAAAGTATAATGGAATACTTAGACGAAGAGTTGAACGTGACAGCTCAGAAGATTAACAATCTAGAAAAAGAACTAGATATAACTAGACATCTATTAGAACAAACGATAATGTCACTTAAGGAAACACAACGTTATCTTATGAAATTAGCTTATACTCAATCAGATCTAACAAAGAAGGTTGCTACATGGCCTTTTATTACTGTATCTGATAAGGATGAATAATTTAGGAGTTTATTTAAAATTTAATATGAGCATTAAAAAAAGAAATATGGATTTGGACCGAGAGAAAAAATTTCGGACAATTAAGAAGAAAAGTGCTATAGACAAGCATAAGAATCTTATATATAATATTGCATCATCTAAAAAAATTGATGATGACAATGGAGAGTTAGATTATGATTATTCGACAGTACTCAAAATCAAACGACGTTAATACAAAACATACTTTTTATACACCGTTAATACGAAAGGCAAATCATGGCATTTACATCACTATCTGATCTTAGAAAATCCCGCGGCGGATTCGACTCTTTAATGAAAGAGGTAGAAAAGATCGCCAATCCCCAATCCGAATCACGTGGCGCAGATGATCGCTACTGGCAACCAGAAGTCGACAAGGCAGGTAACGGCTACGCTGTTATTCGTTTCCTTGCACCACCTAAAGGTGAAGAACTTCCTTGGGTTCGAGTTTGGAATCATGGATTCAAAGGCCCAAGCGGCAAGTGGTACATCGAGAATTCTCTTACAACCTTAGGCAAAGCAGATCCTGTTTCTGAATACAACACAGAACTATGGAACTCTGGCTCCGAGGCAAATAAAGAAATTGCTCGTCAACAAAAGCGCAAGCTAAGTTACATTACTAATATTTTAATCGTTAAAGACCCAGCTCATCCTGAGAACGAAGGTAAAGTATTCCTTTATAAATTCGGCAAGAAAATCTTTGATAAGATTAAAGACGTTGCTGAACCTCAGTTCGAAGATGAAAAACCAATCAACCCGTTTGATTTCTGGGAAGGCGCAAACTTCAAATTGAAGATTCGCAATGTCGAAGGTTATCGCAATTACGATAAATCTGAATTCGATGGCATTAGCTCTATCTCAGAAAGCGACGATGAAATCGAAGCAATTTGGAACAAGCAACATTCTTTGACACAGTTCTTGGATGAGAAACATTTTAAATCTTATGACGAATTGAAGAAGAAATTCGAGATGGTTATGGGATTGAATGGTGGTGGCGCTGCTTCAACAAAACGAGCAGACGAGACTAATCTAGATGGCATTCAAGAAACACCTAAGTCTGCATTTACACAAAAGGCAGAAAAGGCGCCTGTTAAAGCGCCTCCTAAAGAAGTAGACTTTGATGATGACGACGAGTCACTATCCTATTTTGCTAAATTAGCAGAAGATTAAACTAAAGCTCCTTTCTAAGAACTTAGTTTAAACCCCGCATAACGCGGGGTTTTTTAATGTACAAATTATCTAAGCTTACCGTATGTGATTTTATATAAATCCAGTGTTGCTTCATGTATAGATTTAGGAGCTGCTGCGGAAAATGGCATAGGTGCACTTGCTGTTTGATTATTGTTATTGTTGATTTGTGTTATAACATCACCAGCTTTATCCATACCTGCACCCACTAAATCTGCAGTTTCAGACGCCATTTCTTTTAATACTTTTGCAGTCGCGGTGCCTAAACCTGGGGCTAAGTCTAACATTTCTGTTTTACCGTCGACAGTTATCGGAAATTGAAAAGCGCTATCTATAAGCGATATAGTTTTATCTCCCAATGGAGCTAAAAAGTCATCAACAAGAGAAAGTGCCGATTTAGCCATTTTGCTAAAACCGTCGTTCATAGTTTTTATAGAATCTTCTGCAAAATCCTTGCCCCGCTGCAAATAAAAATCTGTCATACTCGGATAATATTTTCCATCCGAACCTTTAAACATTTCTTCTCCAGATTCACTAAACATACCGGGAATAGGTTTTACAGTATTTTTACTCATATCCTTTTTTTCTTGCATCAATTCTCTTCGAGGATCCGTTTCAGCAAATTTTTTACGATTTTCATTTGCTTTTTCTTTTTGTATCATGCCTTCAAGTATTTTGTCTTCTTCTGGGCCGGTCATATTGGCAATTGACAATGCAGTTGCGCCAAAGCCCAACATACTAAACAGTGCGGCTAACTTGCTGCCTCCAGCTGCGGCTGAAGTGGCTCTGCCTCCAGCTGCAGCTGAAGTGGCTCCTGATCTAGTAGTTTCTCTTAGTATTTTTGCATCTTCTATAGCTTCACTAGCATTAGATAATAAAGGAAATCTTCCTCTGGGTAATCTTTTTTGACTATTGGGGGGACTGGTTGTTTTTTCTCCGTTAACAACTACAGGTGGTATAGCGCCGCCGCCGCTACTAGGCGAGCCTTGTCTATTTTTATTAAGATCAAAATCACCCCCTCCAAAAGCTTTAGTAAGTTGGTCAAGAACAAATTTGATGCTGGCAAGAATACCTGTTAATACACCTGCTATTGCTGCACCTATAGGACCTGCTAATGCCGCAATAGCCGAAACTACTGATCCCGCTAATCCGACGATTCCTGTTATTATCCCGCCTATTGCACTAATAATTCCTGTGCCTAATACTGCCCCAAAGCCTGTAAGTGCCCCCAATAAACCTTTAAGTAATCCACCGCCACCGCCACCTCCGTCGCTGCCGTTTATTCTTTCGGCAATAGCAGTAGCTAGTAATTCACGTTCTTTGGCTCTTGCGCTGTCTGAATATTTTTCTCGTATAAATCCAATATCGCTACTAACTAATTCTGTTAGACTAAGTATTTGCGATGTATCATCCATCATCTTTTGTTGATATTTAGATGGACCAAATAATTTACCCATCATATTTCTAAAGAATCCCTTATCGTCGGAATTCTTATTAGAATTATTTCCTACATTTGGTCTTTCTCTAAAATTGCTCTTATTCTTTTCAAAGTATTTTTTGATTTCTGAAAGATTAGATCCTTGGCCTTGCAATAATGTTTTTCCCATCTCTTGCATGTCTTTTCGAAGACTTTGAAACTCTTTGTTTTGTTTCATTAGTCTGTCGGAAACAGTATGTAATACTTTAGTTTGTCCTTGCAAGTTCTGCGTTTGTGCATTTACAGCTTCAAGCAATATTCTATCAGTATTAGTAACACCCTGAGGATTTTGAGGTAAGGCCATTTTTATTTACCGCTCTTTAGTTGTTTTTGTTTAAGTTTTTCATTTTCTTCACTAACATGATTAATTAACATAGTAACGTAAATATCTCTTTCCCATGGAATCATATTTTCTATTTCGGTTAAAGAATAATGATGATGCTGCATCAATGAAAAGTTTAACTGAAAATAGTTAAGAAGTCCTTCATGGGAAAGAGTTAGACGAAAAAATTCTGTAATCCCTCAAGCGTCAATTCATTGTGAGCACCACACGAAGGACAATCCTGTTCAACGTGTTGTACTACTTTTGGCATAGTTACAAAGAAGTTTTCTAACATTCCAAATTGTGCTTTGGAGAATCCATTAACAAACTCTGTCAATTCCTCTGTAGTATAATCGTCGTATATTTTCTCTTCGGTATAAATTGCTTTAATACATTTACACAACAAATCTACAATCTTATCAGATTTAAAGTTTTGATAAATTTCGAGCATCTCTTCAAATTTAGGATACCGCATTTCAATCATGATCTTATCTGTGATATTAAGTTTTGATGAATGATCTTTATCTTTCTTAACTTCTGCCTTTGTTATATCTAAGTCAAAGTTAATTTTATTTTCGCAATTATTACATTGTAAAGATAGATTCGCAGTTTCACCTATTGACTTTGCTCTCATATTAAGGAAGATATATTCTACATCAAAGTTTGCTACTTCTTCCATATTCAATTTATTGAACGTGCATATATCTACTAATTCAGTTATTACTCGTTGAATCTCTTCATTATCCGATTCCAAAGCTGTTAAAAGAATTTTATATTCTCTAACTAGGAATGGTCGATACTTTATCTTTTCTCCGGATGAGGGTAAAGTCAATTCATATGTTGGGGTTTCTAATTTAGGCAATGCCATTGTATATCCTTTTCAGTTATTTGCCCGAATTCCAGGCTTTTCTTTCTTCAGATGTAAGCGGTCCTCTTCTAGACAAACCGTTGTTAAATTCATTTCGTTCTTGTTGAGTTAGAATTGTTGTTACCGGTCTTCTATTATTGCTTCCCGGCAAAATAATACCGCTCGACATTTTTGCAGCTATCCATTTTCTATAAGCAAATGTTACATTTAATTTATGTACTTGATTTTGCGTGCTATTATTTAATTCCATCATAGCAACAGACCTTGGGAACGCTTCTATCAATTCCACTGCATATGTAATATTATTCTTTTCATCTAATTGATCTATTTTTATAGATGCAGCATATTCGGATTGATAACTAACATAGTATTGATTCGGGTTTACAATCTTAGCCATCCAAGAGTCAAAGAATGCCTTTACTTCCATTTGTTGATCTACAAGGAACGTCATAGATATTCCTTCTCCACCATAATCAGTACCAACTGGTCTTTGATATGCAGGACCAATAATTCTTTGTTGTTTTACATTTATTGTCTGTGTTGGAAGATTCGCAGATTCACAAAATAAACTAACAAGACGAGAATTTTCAGATGTTAAACTATATGGACCTAACTCGGAGGAAGCTATAGACGGAGGAACAAGAATGTTAACCTCAAATCTATTTGGTTTAGCTAAACCTCTAGTTCTAACTTCTGCTTTAAATTTATCCAATGAGTGAATTGCCATTAATAGTACCCGTTTTTCTTTTTAGTTTCTTGCCAGACTTTTTCTTTTTTCACTTTTCTAAAACTCTCAACAGGCAACATGGATGCAGTAATCCAATCGTTATAATTTATCTTTAAAAATCTGGATCTTAAGTGATCATTTAAATAATGCTTTACACAAGCGGTTGCTGCCAAATACTTAGATGAACTATTTAGTATTTGCCAAGAAATTTCAATTCTAGTTTTTTCTGTTATTTTTTTATCTGTAGTAAGTTTACTCAGCTCTCCTAATAATCTAAATCTAGCTAAGTATGGTAAATAGTGTAGGTTGATACCTAGGAACCCGTCAGGTACAGTTCTGAAAGGCAAAACTAGAGGAACCGCATCATAATAGGGCAATGTCTCTTTATATTTAGGATCGTACATAAAAAGGTACATATTGCCCGGAACTATTCTAGAAGATAGTTTTTCATTTCTAATTAATTGTATACCCGAAAGGTTGGATCCTAAGTTTCTAACTTGATCTCTGTACCATTGGTATGATTTCCGAGCATCCCCGGCATTCATATTAACTTGTTGGAATATATTATCCGCCATCTACTAATCCTAAATCTTTTTCGGTTAACACCATGAACTTCATGTTTCTATCCTGACAGAATTCGAATGCTGCTTTCCATTTAGCTTCATTTACGCCATATTGGAATACTTCATCTATAAACCTTTTAGTTTTCCTTGCGGGAATTGCTGGCGGTTTAGTGAATCTTTCAGGCTTTATTTCTATCAAGTATTTTTGAGTAGCACCAGTTTTGTTCTTAATTTTGATGTAAAAATCTACAAAGTACCGATGCACTTTTCTATCAACAGGGGATATGTATGGAACAATTACGGTTTCAGAGCCCCACTCCTGAACCGACGAATTTAGATCGCACCACTTCATAAATCGCAGCTCCCACAACGAACGATATACTATATTGTTAATATCGCCGTGATATTTTGCAGGATTCTTGGCCCTAAACTTGCCCTTGTAGGTTTTGGTGTACAACATCTAATATAAATAATAATGATTCAACAATATTTATAAAGAAAACGATGGCTAATATCCGGGACAGAAGAGATCAAGATAGATCAGAAAATGGCGAGCTGGAGTTTCAAAATCAAAATAGTTATCTAAGTGAGTATCGTATTGGTACTCTAGAATATCCAGAAGGATTGCGACAAAACCCAGATTTGCAGCATTGGGTTGCTTTCTATATTAATACAAGAGATAAATCGATAGTTGGAAATAAACCATCTTCTTCATATACATCATCGGCCGCCGGTGATACTAATTACGTGGATAAAAAAGAACAAGATAGAGTAAATTTACTAAACAACAGTGGCTCTAAATTATCACAGGATGCGTTGGCATCTACAATACCGGTCGTTCGAGAAAATGCGGGTAAACTCGCAGGTGCAATTACCTTTATAACCAAAATAGGTACAGGTTCTAAGATTAAGGATGCTGTTACAGCTTCGGTTTTGGTTGGAACTACCGCGAGAGTTTTCGCAGAAGCGACAAAAAATTTAAATTTGCCGTCTTTTACTTCAGGAAGCACTTCTAGATTAAAAGACGTAATCACTCTGCATATTGAGGAAAGACCATCTGTTAAATACGGAGTCAATTACGCAGATACAGATATGGGACTTTTAACAGGTCTATTAGTTGAAGGATCTGCGGCAGCTACTGCAGGGAATTTGAAGGGAGCTTTGCCAGAAATGCAGGCAAGATTCATAAGATCCTTGTTAAAGGTACCTGTATTAAACAATATAACAGAACTCGCTACCAGAGAAAGAACTAATCCTTTTAGAGAAGTTTTATTTGAATCCGTTGATTATAGAACATTCAATTTTAGATATAGATTTTTTCCAAAAAGTTTTAATGAGTCTGAAAAGATTAAATCTATTATCGACACATTTAAAATACACATGCACCCTCAATTATCCGAACAAAAATTGTTCTATCTTTATCCTTCGGAATTTGATATAGAATATATGTACGGAGATAAGGCTAATCCATATCTACACAAACTTGCAAGATGTGCACTAACAGATATGTCTGTAGAATATGGCGGAGAGCAATTTTCAACACATTCTGATGGGTCGCCTGTCGAAATAGGATTGACATTAACGTTCCGAGAATTAGAACAAATGACCTCAGAAAGAGTAAAAAATGGCTACTAAACTTTTTGATCTGTTTCCTAAAATTTCGTATACTTTAGACGACGAAGAAACTAATCAAGTTGTTACTGATATTTTTAAAAGAATTATTCTTTCTAAAGAATTTCAAGAAAATAATTCTTATTTTGATCTTTATGATATTATGGATGGAGAAACCCCTGAAGAAATTTCTTATAGATTTTATGGAACTCAGGATTTACATTGGCTAGTACTAATGACCAATAATATTATAGATCCTAGATTTGAATGGCCTGTGTCAGAAGCAGAATTAATAAAAAGAGTTGAGAGTAAATACGGAACAGAAAAAGATATATTTACTGTTAATAGAGCCGTTAATCCTGCAGGCTATCAAATAGAAACATATTTTATTTTGTTACAGGAATCCACTCACAAAAAACCTAAAAGATTAATACTGGAAGGCGTAGACGATGGCGGAATCAATATTCCAATTTCTTATAGAGACACAATAGTTGGCACTGAATATCAAAGTAATTTTGAAGTAGAACAAACAAAAAACGAAACTTACAGACGTATCAAAATTTTAAAATCTTCTGTAGTTCAAGATGTTTTATTAAGTTTTAATAATATAGCAAGCACATAATGCTAGAATCTCAATTTCTTCAAAATCCCGGCCAGGTAGAAATAAAAAATATTGTTTTGTTGTCTTCGCCGAAGGGAACATATGTTAATTTATTAGATTACCTAGTAGAAATAAACATTTATGAAAGTTTGTTTAGTGGTTCTGTATCTGGGACAATAACTTTGGCTGATAGTACTAATTTAATATCCATGATGCCATTAATGGGTGAAGAATTGTTATTCATGAATATTAAAACACCGGGCATGGAGGATAAATTTAGCATATATAAAACATTCAGAATATATGCAATATCTGATAAAATTTATGGCGATGATGCCAGCAAATTAATATACCATTTAAATTTTACAACAACAGAAACATTTAATGATTTAAACAATCCTATATATCGAGCTTTTGAAGGTACCCCATCTCAAATAATTACAAGAATATATGAAGATTATTTACAAGCTGATAGAAATGTTTCTTTAAGTAAAAATTTAGATGAGACTAAAAATCCTTTGACTATATTAGACAATCCTACAAATAAAATAAAGTTTGTAAGCCCAGGATGGACTCCTATACAATGTATTAATTGGATTGCTAGTAAGTCTGTCCCACAAAATAAAACTTCTGCAAATTTCTTATTCTGGGAAACAACAAAAGGATTTTATTTTGGTAGCACGAATACATTATTCAATAATTTGGAAGAAGTGTCTTTAGGTGAGTATGTTTACTCTGAATCATATATCAATACATTATCTATAGATGAAAGACCATTAGCAATGTTTGCTATAAAATCTATGATTATTGAGAAATCTTTTGATCAATTGGAAAATACTATGACAGGATATCTATCTAATAGATTGTTGGATATTGATTTATATAATAAACAATATAACGAAAATGATTATGACCATATAGATAGATTTGAAGATTATCCCCATTTAAGTGAAGGAACTTCTATTCCATTAGCTTATAAAAATATTACAAGAAATCCAAAGTCGCATATACGAGTTAATTATAGTACGCCAAAGTTGCATTCAAAAATAGAAAATAATTTTGACGAAGTAACAAAGTATATTTTTGGAAAGAGACGAGCCAGCTTAGTGGAATTAGGAAATTTTAAAATGCAAATTGTAATACCCGGAAGAACAGACATAGAAGCGGGGACAGTTATAAAAATTAAAATTCCAAAGAAAACTCCGGGTCCGCTTGGCAATGAGGATAGAACCAGTTACGAATCAGATCCTTTATATTCTGGATATTATCTAATAACAGACGTTGCTCATAAGATAAATCCTAAATCACATTTCACAACATTAACAATTACAAAAGATTCATTCTCGAAAAAAGCATATGATGGGATATCCTCATGATAATAGATAATTCTTTCACGTGGTGGACAGGTGTCGTAGAGGATAGAGACGATCCTGAAAAATTAGGTAGATGTAGAGTACGAATATTTGGGTATCATACTGCAGATACAAATTTATTACCTACATCAGATTTACCATGGGCTATTCCTTTACAATCTATTACATCGGCAGCAACTTCTGGTTTAGGACATACCCCTGTAGGTATCGTTCCTGGTACATGGGTTATGGGATGGTTCTTAGATGGTGAAGAGGCGCAGAGACCTTTAATATTAGGAACTATTGCAGGCAAACCTATTACTTCTGCAGATGCCGTTAAAAAATTAGCTCAACAAGAAATAGAAGTTGGTTTTTTTAAAGCATCGGATGGAAAGGTAATTCGAGACGAAAATAATAATCCTATTGTTGTACCTACAAATACGACGAGCGGAATAACTGCACTACCGCCTTTAAGTGTGAATGATATAGAAATATTATTTAAAGCTATTGCAGTATCTTTATCTAATAATAATATTAGTACAGAAAGCACTACAGGCAATTTAGGCAAATATCAAATTAGTGTTTCTAGATTAATGGAATTGGGATATATTAATAGACAACGAGAAGATTCTATCCCCGAAGAATGGGCAAATTTTGCAGAAAATTGGACCGGGCAAAACGGCATAAAAACAAAGGCAATGTTTTTAGCAAATGAGAACGAACAAGAAATAGCTATGTTTGCTTCTATTAAAGAACATTATAATACTTTAATACGACTAGAAAAAATAACAGAAACGGATAATTATAGAAACGTTGCGGGATTATTAACTGTTGCTCATGTCATGGGTGTTAATAATGCGGACAAATTAAATAAGAAAACTGAAACAGGAGTAAGAGCTAAAGATTATTTTGTACTAGGAAATAGTGCTTTGGGTGGAATAGAAACTGATTTTGTAAAATCTTTAGATAGTGCAGGTAATTATTTGCCATCGGTCAATGATAATTCAAATGTATTAAATAACGATGAACTAAGAAAATTGCAAGGGTTCCAAGATCCAAATAAAAAATATCCTAAAATAGAATATGCAAATGTTAGTGATATTAATAAATTAGCAGTAGGTGATACGTCTCACCTGTCTCTTTTAATAAAAGAAAATAAAAGAATAGATAAAATCCCAATTACAGGAACTCCTAAGACATGGGATGAACCTTCATCTGCGTATGGTGCAGTATATCCGTACAATCAGGTTATAGAAACAGAAGCGGGACACGTAATAGAATTAGATAGTACTCCGGGCGCAGAAAGAATACAAGTATTTCATAAAAGCGGAACTTATATAGAGGTAGATGTTAATGGTACAATGGTTAGAAAAACCGTTGGCGATAATTATGAGATATTAGATAGAAATAATTTTACATATATTAAAGGTGCCCACAATTTAACCGTTGAAGGGCAAACCAATATTTTTGTCAAGGATGATGCAAAGATAGAAGTGGATGGCGATTTATCTGTAGTTGGGCACGGTAAAACATCTGTTGCTACAGCAGGAACCGCATCTGTTGTTGCTGAAAATTTTATTGTATCCGCCGATAAAAGTATTACGATGGTTACGAATGGAGACTTTAATATACAGGGTAAAGATATTAATCTGTATGCTAAAGGTGGTTCTATGACACAAAAAGCATCTGGCGATATTTCTATGGAGTCGGGAACAACAGGTACATTTAGTATAAAAGGTGGATTGGCATTATTATTAGATGCAGCAATAGTTAAAACTAAAATGGGTGCCAATAGAGTAAGAGAAATTGCATACGCAGTATTACCAAGACCATCTAGTAAAACTCCGGATAATACTGAAGTACCAGTATTGCCAAGAGAAATATTAGCCAAGTCTAATTACTTATTTGATTCTAATGAAGATAATGCTAGCACATATCAACAGCTATTAGAAAAATCTGGATTAATTAATAGCAAAATGAGGACTAAAATTTCCACTACAGATTCAACTTCTCAAAATTCTAGTAGTACGGGCAATCCCGAATTAATTGTAAATTCGGATCTTAACGAAATAAGACAATTTAAATATTTTCCAAGATCATTTATATTATCCAAAAAAGAAAATAGAATATTTACACTTGGGGATATGTTACAAGATGGCGGTTTAACAGCGCAACGAGGATTAACAGAACAGCAAATTGTTTATAATTTAAAACAACTAGTAGTTAATTGTTTAGATCCTATTAAAGCCAAATATCCAGATATGAAAATAACCAGTGGCTTTAGATCTAGTACTTCTCAAGTATTCGGAAGTATATCCGAGAAAAGCGATCATGGATTGGGTGCAGCTGCAGATATTAAATTTACTAATACATATAAACGAGAATATAAAGCAATTGCAGAATGGATCGTAGCAAATGTTCCACACCGACAGATAATATTAGAATATTACTTTCAACCCGGAAGTAGTAAATTAAAATCTGCTTGGATTCATGTATCATTTTTAACATATGATGGATCTTTGGTAAAATCTTCATATCCTAACGTACAAACATTCGTTAACCATCAGTCTAAATATACTAAATTGGTTAACTTGGCATAATAAATAATCATATGGCAACCTCAAGAGATATAAAACAATTTTCAGATTTAGACCTTTCTTTTAAGGCTAATCCGTTTACTAAAGATTTATACTTAAAAACAGATGAAGATGCGGTCAAAACTGCATTAAAGCATTTATTAAGAACTAGAAATTTTGAGAGACATTTTCATCCTGAAATAGGCACACAAGTACATTCTTTATTATTCGAACCATTTTCATCTGCAGTGAAAATTGCAATGGAAAGAACAATAAAAGAATCTATTGAGAAATTCGAGCCAAGAGTAAGATTAATTTCTGTTAAGATTACAGAAACAGCAGATGTTAATGATCTAGATGTTAATATTACTTTTACATTAAGAAATACAGAAGCACCTATAACAATTCAAACTTTAATAAGTAGAGTAAGATAATGGCTAATTACAGAATAGCAGAACTAGACTTTGATTCAATTAAAACGAATCTAAAACAATTTCTAAGCAATTACAGAGATAAAGATAATAATCTTATTTTTAAAGATTATGATTTTGACGCATCTAGTCTTTCTATATTAATAGATCTTTTATCTTATAATACTCATTATAATGCGTATTTAGGAAATATGGTTGCGAATGAGATGTTTTTAGATTCTGCAGTTAAAAGAGAATCTGCAGTATCTATTGCTAAGCACTTAGGATATACTCCTTTATCATATAGAAGTGCTAGAGCAAAAGTAGCATTTACAGTACAAGACCCCGCAGGAAATCCATCCACATTAACATTACCTAAATTTTCACCTTTTACAACTACAATTAATGGGCAACAATATACCTTTGTAAATCTTGATGCTGTTACAATATCACCATTAGATGGGGTATATTCTTTTGCTGATGTTGAAATTGTCGAGGGAGTTCCTTTAGTATATTCTTATAGAGTAGATGTATCTGGTCCAAGTGAAAAATATACAATACCTAATAAGAATGTAGACACAAGTACTTTAAGAGTAACTGTTCAAAATTCATATACAGATTTAACAACAACTACATTCACTTTAGCTGAAAATTTATCAAGTATTACCTCCACGGCAAAGGTATTTTTTATTGAAGAAAATCCTTCAGGATTTTATGAGATATTTTTCGGGGATAATGTTATTGGAGAAAAATTAAGACCTGGAAACATAGTAACAATCGAATATCTAGTTAGTAACGGAGATTCTTGTAATGTTTCGGGTAATATAACACAGGTGTTTTCATTAGGTTCTACAGTTGGCGGTGTTGTTTTAAATAACAGCATAGTTGCAACTATAAACTCATCCGGCGGCGATGTAGGAGACACTATAGATGAAATTAAATTTAAAGCTCCTCGTTTCTTATCATCATATAATAGGGCAGTTACTTCATCAGATTATAAAGCAATAATTGAAGCCAATTACCCGTTAGTAGAATCTATTTCAGTTTGGGGAGGGGAAGATAATGATCCTCCTAAATATGGCAAGGTTATAATATCATTAAAACCGTATGATGGATTTACTGTTAGTGACGCAATTAAAAATAATATTAAAAACAATATATTAGCAGATAAAAAAGTAATGTCAATAATTCCAGAATTTATTGATCCAAATTATCTTTATATTAATCTAGACACAAAAATTAAATTCTCATCTAAAAATTCTAGATACACAGCATCTCAAATTGAAATTTTAGTACGTTCAGAAATTGAAAATTATTTCAAAACCGAATTACAAAAATTCAATAAAAATTTTATATATTCTAAAATGTCTAAAAAGATTGATGCCATAGATTCATCTATTATCGGAAATGTATCTACAATAAAGGTACAAAAAAGAATTGTTCCTGTTATAGGAGCACAAAATGGGTATACAGGTTCTTCAATTATAAAATTTGCCAATAAGTTAGTTTCGGGTAGTATAACTTCTACTGCATTTTATTATACAGTAAATGGAGTAGTGTATACTGCATATTTGCAAGATAATATTACATCTGCAACAACTGGGACTTTGGATCTTTTGGATTTTTATACGAATAGTGTTTTAGTATCTTCTATAGGAACGGTTAATTATACCGCAGGAGAGATATCATTTAGCAGATTAAATCCTACAGGTTATCTTGAAAACGCAACAGACATTAGAATATATTCTAGAATTACAGAATTAGATATTGCATCTACAAGAGATTTAATATTAGTTATAGACGATAGTAAAACGGATACTACAACTAAAAGAACACCCGGATTATCAGTAACAGTAACAGTAGAATAACATGACAACAATTTTTGATACTGTAGAATTATCGGGGCCATTAAAATTAAATGGTATCTCGAAAACTAATAAATTTAGAGGTAGCTTTACTGGCTGGTTTTATCCATTATTTTTAACAAGAAAAGAAGCAATACAGGAAGATATAAACCGAGGCGGTAAGGGCATATATCAAGTAACTGAATTTTTTGATAGAGACGGTGAATTTTATACTGCAGATAGTTATGGATTTTATGGGGAATTAAAGGACCCGTTAATATACACATTACACGTTGGCAACGGCGCAGAGAATCCTTTCTCAAAGATACAAAACAGATTATCATTATTAATCGAAAATCAATTACCAGATTTTGTACAAACAGATTATGGTATGTTTGTGACTTTCCTAAAAGCATATTATGAGTTTTTAGAACAAAATAATCAAGCACAAGAATTGCTTCAAGATATTACTAAGTATGCAGATATTGATGAAACGTCTGAAGAAATGATTAATAAATTTTTAGAAAATTATGCTCAGGATATTTCCTCATCTAATATCGTAGATAATAAAGCTTTAGTAAAAAGAATAAGAGAAATTTATAATAGAAAAGGTACAGAATCTGCGTATCGAATTTTATTTAATATTTTATATAAAGAAACTATTGAATTTTTCTATCCCTATGATATTGTTCTAAAACCTTCAACCGGTAAATGGAATGTTCCAATTTCTTTGAGAGTAAAACAAACAGATATAAGACAAAATATATTTAATTTTAAAAATACGCAAATTATAGGTGGAACCTCCAAAGCCACATCTATTGTGGATAATGTCCAAAAAGTCAATATTGATGAATTTGACGTATATGATTTAATATTGGACACTAAAAGCACTATAGGATATTTTGTAGGAGGGGAAAATATTACTGCAATTAAATCAGTAATATTAGACAGTTCTTTAGATACGTCTAATTTATACGGAACTGTTTATTCTGTTTTATCTAAAATAGATATTGTGGATGGTAAGCTTGGTTATAAAAAAGGACATTCTCTAACTATTGTAGACGACAAAGGCACCGGAAAATTAGCAGAAGCCAGAGTTTCCGAAGTTGATAGATTTGGATCAATAAAGGGAATAGAAATTTTAGAATCGGGTGTTAATTATAGTAATACTACAATAGTATCTGCGGGACAACCAACAGAAAACCTATTAGGAAAATACACAATACAAAACGGAATCGTTACTTTAACGTTTCCAAATGAACATAATATTAAAAGAGGTACTTTATTGAATATAAATTATACTGGCAATATTTTAAGCCCAATAGATAATACCTCTCATAGAGTAAAAGTTGTATCTGTACCAAATATCAGATCAATAAGATTTAAATATCCAGGATTTTAAATGGCCTATAATTTAACAGCTAGCAGACAAACATTATCCGAAGGTGAGTCTGTAGTATTTTCATTGAACGGAACAGGGCTTCCCACAGGAACTCTTGTGCCTTTCTCTATATCGGGTACCAATATTAATTCTTTGGATTATACAGGTGTGTCTGGTTTATCTGGAAATTTTATTATACGAAATGATAAAAGTCAAGTAATACTAAATTTAGTAAATGATTTGAAAACTGAAGGGCCAGAAACATTAACCTTGCGTCTTACCGGTCCTAATAGAAGCGAAAGTATTGCTATAACTATTTTAGACACATCTGTACTTCCTACAGGAAACATTGCGGAATTCTTTATACGACCAAACGTTTCTACTTTATTTGAGGGGCAATCTGTACTATTTACAGTAACAGCAAAAAATGTTTCTGTCGGAACCGTTGTTCCATATACAATCTCAGGAAGCCTTGTAAATTCTGATGTTTTTAACATTCCTTTAACTGGAAATTTAATTTTTGCAGCAAATACTTCACAAGACACTATAGCTTTTGTCAATTTACAAATATTTGAAGATAATATAACAGAAGGCGATGAAACTATAATACTGATAATCACCCCAGATTTTCCATATTCTTTAGAAATAAATGGTTCAGCTACAATATATGATAGTTCAACATCTGCTTCGCAAAAATTAAATGTTTCTCCGGATTACATAAGTATAGTTGAAGGGAGTAATGTAACATTTACAGTTAATGCCGAGAATGTTCCGATTGGCACTAATGTGTTTTATCAAATAATACCTTGGACAAGTTGGGATACTCCTAGTGATCTTTTTCCTGCATCAAATTTATCTGAAAATGATTTTGCAGGATTGTCTTCATTTACAGGAAGTTTTCCTCCTCTAACACAGCCATCTGCAAATTCTTTAAGTAATGTAACATCTATTACGTTCACAACTATAGATGATTTTATTTTTGAACCAACTGAGTATTTTTATTTAAGTGTCTTTACCGACACCAATTTAAGTGTAGGTTCACCGATTATTGCTATTAGAGATTCGGGGAATACATATCTAAGAAGTAAATCTTTATTTTCGGGCAACGTGATTGTTTCATTTTTAGAGTCTGCAATATTGAAATCTAATATTGGAGGCACTTTTACTAAACTCGGAGGCTGGCCAGATACAACTGGACAATTATCAAATTATATGGTTGTTCAAGGAAATACTCCATTTGCTGCAGAAGATTCTGACGTATATTATCAACCATTCTCATATGTAATTAGATCTTCTAGATCTATTGAAGATTGGTTGTTGACAATTAAAGATGTTTTGCATCCAGCAGGTTTTGCTATTTTCAGTGAAATAAATAATGAGACTTCTCCTGATAATTTAAACTATGCCGGCATACGTGTTAACGAAGATTCAGAAATATTTACATATTCTACAATAGGTGCAGATAGTATAAAAAATTCGTTGAATGTTAGTAATATTTCAATATCGGGTGTTTATACTAGACCACTAACAGCAGATCTTGTATTTTTAGAAACCAATCCGCAATAAATAAACAGATGTCCAATATAATTACAAAACAATTAAAGATAAACAATTCTAAGAATTTTATAGATAGCGTTTCGTTAACTAGCGGAAATTCTCTATATATGTTTTTAGGAAAACCGACTCCTTGGCAAGGAGATGATAATTCTCCACCTTTACCAAAAGATAACCAACAAAACATCACAAATATTTGGGATGAAATGGTTAGTTTAAAAAGAATTTATCCAAATGATATAATCAATGTGGTTAAGAGAATAGATTGGTCATATGACAGTGTATATGCAGAATATGACAGTATGGATGAAAATTTATTTGAAAAATCTTTTTATGTTCTAAATAGCGAATTTAATGTATATAAATGTATTAGCAATAATAACGGAAATTTATCTAAATTTGAACCTACAGGAAAAAGCCGAGATATAATAACATTAGCCGATAATTATAGATGGAAATTTTTATACAATATATCAATAGGAAACCAGTTAAAGTTTCTTACAAAAAATTGGATGCCTGTATTGGTAGATGATGATATATCTGTTAATACAAAAGGCGGATCTATAGAACATATAAAAATTCTTAATGGTGGACTTGACTATTCTACAACATCCACAGTTATTATAAACGGAGATGGCGAAGATGCTAGCATTGCCCCAAAACTAAGCTTAGGAGTTCTATATGATTTTTCATATAGAAACATTGGTAAAAATTATAGGTTTGCAACTGCAAGATTATATGATCCGACAGATTCGGGCAAATATGCAAATCTTAAACCAATAGTAAGTCCTATAAATGGGCATGGGTATGATCCTGTTTCAGAATTAGGGTCACATTTTTTAATGATTAATGTTAGAACTGAGTATAATGAAGGATTTGGAGATTTTCCAGGAAAGTTTTCTTTTAGAAAAATTGGAATTTTAAAAAATCCTTTAGACGCACAAAATAATGTAGCAAATGCAACTACGTTGGCGGCTCTTTCAGGAATATATTTAAATTCCGCTGTTGGTACTTTTTTACAAAATGAATTTATTGAAGGAACTACTAGTTTAGCAAATGCATATGTAGTGACTTCTAATGTAACTTTAGGTAATGGTTATATAAAATTTATTAGAAATTTTGATTTAACTAGTAATTATGAAAAATTTGTACCAAACGAAATAGTATTAGGAAAGACATCTGGAGCAACAGCAAGAGTTTCTAATTTATTATATTCGGAAATAACGCCTAATAAGGGTGAAATATATTATGTTGAAAATAGAACTCCGGTAATTAGATCAGCAAATCAAACAGACAATTTACACCTTGTAATAGAATTTTAAGGAAAAAGAATGGCAATCGACACAAGCGTATCACCATATTTTGATGACTACACAGAAGATAAAAACTTTCATAAAGTTTTGTTTAAGCCTGGAGTAGCTGTCCAGTCTCGAGAATTGAATCAAACACAAACAATTCTTCAAAATCAAATTAAGCGTGTTGGAGATTATCTGTTTACTGATGGTCAAAAAGTAACAGGCGTTAAACCTAGCGTTAATTTAGATGCAAGGACCGTTAGATTATTAGATCGAAATACCTCAGGAAATACTATTGCGATATCTGATTTTTTAGGTAAATATGTTACTAGCGAAAATTCTAATATTATAGGTTATGTAGAATTTGTTTTTGAAAAAGATGATCCTAATATAGGAGATCTGCCATCTATTGTAATTAGCTTAAAGAAATTTAATACTACGGATAATGGTATATTTGCTCAACAAGATGTACTATATTTTTATGATAGCATCTCCGATGCATTAAATAAATTGACATCTACCTTAACTGCAGTTGTTGAGGCAGATATTGTTAAAAATGCAACATCTATAGTAACCCCATTCTCTAAATCAATTATTTTAACCAATCCTACAGATTTGATTGAAGTTGGAGATTTGTTGGTACATCCAAGAATTACTAAACAAGTTTATGTTACAGAAGTAAAAAGCTCACTTGAAGTAATTGTTGATGTTGCTCCAGGTGCAACAATAGACGAAGAAAACATTCAATATATTAAACAAGGAACTTGCCCCACTTCTATTGTTACGCAAGATGTTACATATTTTTATAGAAATGGTTATTTGATTAGAAGCAATTTACAAAAAATTGTTCCCGATAAAAATACAGGAAGTCCGTCAAAGGTTATTGGTCTTTTTGTTAATGAACAAATTATAACCAGTTCCGATGATGCATCCTTATTAGACCCAGCAGTGGGAAGTTCTAATTATTTTGCACCAGGAGCGGATAGATTAAAATTTGATCTATCCATTGCAAGTTTTGATTTAAGTCCAAATTTAACTGCAGATACAACAGAAAATATTATTCCTTTATTAACAATTAACAAAGGTGAAATTGAATACGTTTCGGATACAGGAATTGAAAGCGAACTCCGAAAAGAAATAGAGCAAAGAACATATGACGAATCGGGAAACTATGTAGTTAATGAATTTATCATTACTCCCGTATCAACAACAGACCAGGATACAAATCTTAAAATTAATGTGTCCGGAGGTAAAGCATATGTAGGTGGCAGAGAAGTCACTACAATTTCAACTACAGAAATAAACATTCCTAGACCGGTTAATACAGAAACAAAAACAGGATATAATATTACTACTACACAAGGTAATTATATGCGTATAAAGGACTTAAACTTTATAGGCGGCAGTAATATGATTATCCCAAAAGCAGATAATATTACTCAAGGTGAAATCTATCTTGAAATGCATAGTATACCCAATCCTACAACTAGTGCAACTAAGGTTGGTGAAGTAGTATTTAAAAATATTGAATATGATAGTTCTTTAGGCACTGGTACACAATTTAAACTTTTCTATCATAATTTTTCTACGGTACAAGATGCCCCTGCAACATGGGAAGCTTGGTCAGCTAAATATGGAATTAGTGTGGCAGATGGTCAATTTATTGCAAACACATTCTTTTCATCTCCAACTGCATCAACATTATTAGGTAATTATGGGGTTGCAAATACACCATCTTATGCTTTATATAGAGAACCCGAAGTGGATGAGGTCGCATATTGGTACAGACAATGGGTAGCAGATGGAAGAGATATTGCAATAACTAAAAGAAAATTTGCTGAAAGTATTTTAAGTAATTCTTTATCTAGTGATTATACTAGATTAACAACAACTACAAAAGCATTTTCTCAAGTTTTAAATGGTAGTCCTTTTGCCGATGGTTTAATTAATGCAAAGCAAGTTAAAAGTATTGTAGGTGTTGCTAACGCCAAAACAAATCATCTAACATCTGCATCATATGGTCAGCCGTTTTTCTATGCTAATATTGCTGCAGCGGGCCTGGATGCTAGAAATAATTTAACAATTATTGATCCTCGTTCTTCAGATGCGTTGGTGTTTAAAGTTGGTTCTAAAGAATTTATTAAATCCATAACAAATATTAGAACAACCTATTCAAGAGTTATTAGAAACGCTGTTTTCACAAATGGTATTTTTACAAAATCTTTATTATATCCAGAATCATTTCCACAAGGAGACGGAGTAGTTGTTGCTAGTACAGCAAGAACAAACTTTATTATAAGTGTTAAATCTGGAGCAACTGCAAGTGTAGGTAACGGTGTTTTTAATTTTTCACAAGGATCGGTAACAATATCATCTGATTCTAGTATAGCAACTATCAATTTAGGCGATAATACTTTTAACGGTATTGCTGATATAGAATTTTTAGTTCAATCTGATAATCTTACTCCTAGAACCAAAACATTGGTAAAGGATGCTTATCAGTTTGTTAATGTTACTAATGCGGAAATTGAATATAATTTAAAAATTTCAGATATTGCCAAACATCATGGGGCATACAAATTAATAAACAATAATAAGTTTAAGGGAAGTTGGTTATCCAATGTATCTTATGATTATAATGAAGTTGTTATTAAAGATGGTTCTATATACAATGCTATTAGACCATCATCAAATGTAAGTGTATTAGAAACCAATAACTGGTCTAGATTACAAGTAGTATCTAATGATTTTATACTATCCGATGGTCAAAGAGATGGTTGGTATGATCATGGCTCTGTAAAATTTGTAGGAGCAACATCTCAAATTCCAGGAAACGTTCTTGTAGCTTATGATTATTTCACACATACAGGTGACGGCCCATGTACTGCAGATTCATATCCTGAAACTTATTACAGAGAAATTCCAACATATAAATCTGTTGTAGATTCTAAAGAATATAATTTAGTTGATTGTTTAGATTTTAGACCAAAACGAATCAACGGTAGTGATTATTTAAATTTTGAGACAGCAGTATTTCCGGTATCATATGTAAATACAGATGCAGATGTTACATATTATCTAGCTAGAACAGATATACTTTATGTGAGTAAAGATAATATTAATTTTGACTCTCCATATAATAGATTGTATGTAGAAACAGGTGTAAATTCTAGTGGTCTTTTTGTCCAAGATGATCCTATAGTTAAATCAAGATTGGCAATAGCAACATTACAAATACCTCCTTTTGCAGAGAGCGCATTTGAAATTGATATTGTATATCGAGACAATCAAAGATTTACTATGCAAGATATTGCAAAAATTGAAAGAACTACTATTGCATTGGATAAAGCAATTAGAGTTCAAGCAATAGAAATTGCAAATTTAAAATCTATTATTGTCAACGATAACGGCGACACATTATTGAAGTCGGGTATTCTTGTAGAAAATTTTACAGATTTTAGTAAAGCAGATATAGAAAATCCAAATTATTCAATTGCAATTTCTCCATCGGAGGGCGTATGTGAACCGCTATTTACAGCACATAATTTAAATTTAGAAATTGTTTCTGCATCGAACTTTAATCTTGCAGATGGTATTATAACCGCAAAATATACTAATGAAGTTTTCATTAGTCAAGTTGAAGCTAATTCATTTGTAAATCCAAATCCTGGCGGCATTGACGATCGTAGAGGAAGAGCATATATTAGTAAACGTAATACTTATTCTCTTAATTTATTAGAATGGGGTCTTGTTGGAGTAGGGCTTTATGTTGCAGGTTCAGCCGCATTTGCGGGCGTAACCGCTGCATTTGCAGCAGGTGCATCTTTAGCAAGTATTGGGGTGGCCGCTGGTGCAGCGTGGACAGCAGCACAGGCCGCCATATTTAATGTCGGCGTGGTGCTCGAGGCAGGTGCTAGTTTAATACTTGGAGGAATAGCCGCCACGAATACCTTTTTCGTGGCCACGCTGGGATTCCCACCGCTTCTTGCAGGTATTGCTACAGTTATAGTAGTAGTAGCAGTAGCAGCAGTTATACTAGAAGGCGCGAAAGACGTAGTAAAATGGGTAGACAAAAAGGTCGGGCAAGCTAAAAGATGGTGGAAAAAAACTTTCTCAGATAATAGGATGAAAAAGAATGTCAAATTTATTCGCAAAATTAAACCAGGATTAAATTTATATAAATTTGAATATAAAAAACCGTTTAAGAAATTAACAGGAGCAGGCTATGGAACATTCTATGGTTTAATGGCTCAAGAAGTTGAAAAAATATATCCAAAAGCTGTTATTACTGAGAACAACGGATATAAATCTATAAATTATTCACTAATAGGAATTTAAAAATGACAGGCTCTATCAAAAACGAAATAGATGAATCACAAAATCGTACTTCCACTGTTTCTACGAAAAAAACCAGTGCAGATACATTGTATGCCGGTGAAGAAGTCTTGGCATTTGCCGTTGTAGAAATGCCCCCTAATACAAGAATATACGTTTATTGTAATGGCGTAAATATTACAGAATTTTGTGGTCCAAGGACATCTAGTGCGCAAATCGGAGATCCTATTGTAACAAATCAAACAGGAAGCGCTGCGGGTATATTATACATTCCAAGTGGCAACGAAAAATATAGATTTTTAGTAGGGGAAATAGTTTTATCATTCTCAGATAGTTCTACGGGTATAGAAAATTCTACATACTTAACAGAAACAATTCTATATAATCACGGATTAAAATTAACCAATACTGAAGAAGGCGGTACAATTTCTCTTAGAAAAACTGAGAAAATAAGAACAAATCCTTTAGGTAATACTTTACAAGTTAATACTACTCAATTAAGATTAGATCCTCTTGCTCAAACTTTTTTTGTGGACGAAGTTAAATATCCATTGGGTATATATTTAACTTCTGTGAATTTATTCATATATGAAAAAGATCCTGTTTATCCAATTGCAATTGAATTGAGACAAATGGTCAATGGTGTACCTTCTACTACAGAATTCCTTTCAGGTAGTTTTGTTCTAAGAAATTCTGCAGATATTTCTGTATATGACCCGGTATCTCAGCAATCACCCACAACCCCATTTATATTTACCCATCCTATCTTTTTAAAGCCTGGAGAATGGGCATTCTGTGTTATGACTAAGTCTGCAAGATATAGTTTATTAACAGCAAAAAATGGAGAAGGTTTAACAGTTAAACAGCCTTTTGCAGGAAGATTATTTAAAGCTCAAAATACAGGTAATTGGGTAGGAGATGATAATGAAGATTTGACTTTTGCTCTTACAAAAGCAGTATTTGAAACGGGTAGTGTTACAATCAATGCAAAATCTCTTGCAATTCCTGATGGAGGATTGGAATACAATAGGTTCCGATTATTATCCACAGCCGCAGAATTTGGAGACACTGCAGGAGTTTCTTATAAAATACAGACAACTGCCGCGGGCACAAGAGATAAGTCAGATATACAAGAAGTTAAACCTGGGCAAAATGCAGAATTAACAGGAAGACAGACTGCAACACAAGCGGGAGATGTAAACTTACAAATAGAAATTACGTCTAAATCTAAAGATATTTCTCCTATGTTGGATAACCAACTATTAGCTGCTCAAGTTTTTAAAACAAATATTACCGATTACACACAAGCAATATCCGATAGCGAACTAAAACCTAGCAATGGTTCAGCTCAAGCAAGGTATATAAGTAAACCCGTGGCACTTGCATCCGGGTTTGATTCTACAGGTTTAGAAGTTAAAATTGATGTTGCTCGTCAGGTAGGAACGGATGTAGAAGTATTTTGCAGAGTATTAGCAAGAGATGATAATACAGTATCCAACGGGATTAGTGATAAGTATTGGATAAAAATGCCATTGGTTACACCTTCAGAAAAAACATTTTGCGGTACGGATGTAATTTATAGTACAGAAACCTACAGATTATTAGAACCAAGATTAGGATATAAAGTTGCTTCATCTAGTGCAAAATATGAAACATTTGCATATTATCAAGTTAAGGTTGTATTCTATTCAAACAATTCTTTATATCAACCAAGCTTGAAATCTTTATCTGCGATTTCTGTAATATAATGAACAACTATTACGTTCCGATCGAAGGCGAACCTGGTTATGTAAAGGATGTTAGATCTTCTGCTTTATTAAATACAGATTTAGGTGCCTTGCAAGAATACAAACAAAAGAAAAAACATTCTAAACAAATTTTGTCAATGCAAGAAGAAATAAATATGTTAAGAGCTGAGATAGAACAAATTAAAAACCATCTTCAAATAAGTTAAGACTATGCCATCATCAAAAAATTTATCAAACGTAAATATCGGGACTTCTCCAAATAGCGGAGATGGCGACGTATTACGAGACGCATTCATTAAGATTAATGATAATTTTAATGCATTATATACTGGCGGTCAATATAATGCTGCAGGAGATGATAGTAAATTACATCCAGGATATTCTTGGTCTGATGATAAAGATACGGGTATGTATCATTTAGGACCAGGTAAAATTGGATTCTCATTAAACAATAGAGATTCACTTTTATTAGATGAAAATGGTTCTATTAAATGGTTCAATAAAGAATTATCTACACAAGATTATGTTATAGCGCAACTAAATAATTTTACAGGTGGTATATCTGCTGCAAATATAGTTGTTACTACTGGCTCAGGAAATACTACAGTTACTGTCAATGGTATTCCGGTAGTATCAACTCTACCTACCGCAGGAAATTATCAAGGAAGAATAGTATTTTATTTAGGAGATATTTGGACATATTCAAGTTATCCTATAGGGAATGGAGCAGGATTATCTGCAAATCCTAGCATTGCAAGACTTGCAGGATCCGATTCAAGATGGGTTAGATTTAGAGGTGACCAAGCTGTCACAATTGGTTTAGTTAGACCAGAAATTGCTGCCGAAGGAACAACGTTTTATGAAACAGCAAATGCTGTTATATACATGTATTTGTCTGGACAATGGAGAACATTATCTAGTTTAATTACATCAAATGCACCAGCAGGATTAGACGTGTTGCTTTCATTGCCCGCAACAGGAGACCCTAGTAATTATACGGGTAGAACTGTTGTTGTAGGATCTAATTCTTATATTTTTGTAGGCGGCGTTTGGGATAACTTATCAAATTATATTAGCGGTAGCAGCGGCACAGGAAGCGGAATATTATCTAGTTCTACGTTGCCTTTGTCTGCAAATGTTGGTGAACTGTATAGAAAAACTGGGACAGATGCCGGTCTTTATATCTATGATGGCGGATGGAAAACAATTCCTCAATATGCAGGTAACACTGGAACTGCTAGAATAAATACAGTTTCTTCTTTGCCTACAGACGTAACATATTATAATGGTGGCGATTTAATTATTACAGGTAATGTAACTTATATTTTAAAACCTGATAAATCGCAATGGCAGATTTTTTCACCTGGTGCGAATACCACAGCAACAAGCATATTATTAAATGCAGGACAGGTGGGAACTAATGAATTGGCAAATGCGTCAATAACACTAAATAAATTAATAGCCAATACTATTATTGGAACGGTGTTAGTGAGTAATACTATTAATACCAGAGAGTTAGCGGCTAGTTCTGTAACCGATATAAAAATTGCAGCAAATAGTATCACATCTTCAAAAATTCAAGCAGGTGTTATTACTTCTAGAGAAATTGCAGCAAACTCTATACCAGGTAATCGAATACAAGCGGGATCTATAACTTCAAGAGAATTAGCAGCGTCTTCTATAGATGCAAGTGCAATAATTGCAGGTTCTCTTTCAGAAATATCACAAAACGCAGGAACAATCACAGCCGGTGTATTAAGATCAACTGATGGTAAAATGATTATAGATTTAAACAGTAAATTTTTAAGAATTGAATTGTAAATGACCAACGTTTTATGGGCAGGTAATATTGCGGGTGCACCTGTAGTATCAATTTTCAATAATCCCTCAGAAAATGAGGGCAATAATTATCCTGTCTATAATAGATTCGACTCTATTGATAGAATTTATTTAGACACAAGATTTGATTATTTTGATGTTAAATGGTCTTTAGATTTCTCATATAAATTTGCAAGTATAAACGCAGGGTCTTTGGGGCAAACAATAACTACTGTAGCATACCATAATTTTTCATATCCTCCTGCTGCAATATTAATAGATACGGATACTAGAGAAATAGTATCGAATAATAATTTTATTCAAATTGTAAATTATAAATCTTATAGAACAGTATCGTTTTTAATAGACTCTACAAAATTTTACATTAAGGAAAATTATGACAATAAGACTGATGCCCTACCATCGTTAACCAGAAGATATACAATTTTAGCATTTAGTCAAACTGCACAGGTACCATAATGGCCAACGTCTATTTATTAAATTTATCTCAAAACAGGGTGACGTTTGGCAATGTATTTGATTCTTCGAAAACTTATATTGTAAAAGATACACTGCAACCTGAAATAGGAAACTTTGCTTTCACTAAAGTTTTAAATTCCCCTACATTAAGAATATATCAAGAAACAGAACAAGGTATTTTATATAATACTTTTACAGATATTAGTAAAAGACAAGCACTTGGTTCAAGTGCACCAAAGTCTGGCCCTTATATAGAAAATTATTCTGTAAATGGAGAAATTAAAACTAGCGATTTTATTAATATATTATTGATAGATAAACCACCTGTGAGAACTGGATTCTTTAAATTTACAATAAATGGTTTTTCTTTTCCAGGAATTATAAAACAATTAACAACATATCCTCATTATGATTGGGAAAAAACTACAGGAGCATATTCATATGTTTTAAAATCTGATTCAATTGGGTATGGTATAGAAATTAGTAAGAATGTATTATACACTGCAACAGATAATTTAGATGGTACTTATACATATACCCCCACTCCGCTAAATCTTTATCTTAGAAGTTTAACGGGAAATGAGATTATAACATCTGTAGCAACAACAGATGATCCAAATACGTATTTTCAAAGTATACCGGGAGCAAATACAAAAATATCAGGTTCTTTTCCTGAAAGTATTTTTTATATTTCTCCAGAATTTGCTTTAAGATATATAGCAAGCTATATAGATTTAATAACAACCTTCGGGGCAGATTATGTAAAGGGCCAAGAGCATTATGCTAAATATGGGGCAAGCCAAGGCAGAATTATATCCTTTAATCCTATAGCATATTTGAATAAGTATTCAGATTTGAGAACAATATACGGGTATGATACTTATAATGCCACAATACATTACATAACTACGGGATATTTTGAAGGCAGAAGTTTAGACGAATCTAGTAATTATAATCCTTTAACCGGAGGATTATATGATGGTAGATTTACTTCTTCATTAACATCTAATACTATTATATGGCCAGTAGGATCTACGATAAAAACTAAAGGAAAAAGTTTGACATACAAATATAATAGTATAGATTATTATATTAATAGTTCAATAGATTTTACTAGTAATATAATTTATTTGAAAGTTCAATAATGGGAATATCCTTAAATAAAAATAATGCATTTACCGTCACTGATGCACACGGTAATACTAAATTTTCTTTAGATAAAAGAATGCCCCATATTATACATACATTTTCTGGCGTAGTAGATATACCAAAAATATATGGTAATGATTTTTCTCTTACCACTATAGATAGAGTGGATACTGTTGTTACGTTATCTAATTCATATATAGCAACGTCTTTTCAAGATAGTTTTATTTTGCCTTTTTATAAAATTACTGGTGGATTTTCGGACACAGAATCTTACATTGTAAGTGGTACCGGTTCTACTATTGTTCGAAAAATATTTCAACCAACTACTAGAGAATTTTTAGGAAGCTCAATAATAGATATTGTTCAAGAAAACGGCGAATTAAAAATTGTATGTAATCAACAGTTAGATAGAACTGGATATAGTAATATAGATGGGGATAGTGTAGTTGCCCTATCATACAAAATATACTATGGAAGATTTAACTAATAAATAACAGATAATAATCGGAAATAAAATGACAGATCAAATTTTACTTGTAGATTTAATAGCAGCCAACAGAGAAACTACTGGTACTGGCACAGATGGTGCTACTGGGGCCACGGGTCCTCAAGGAAATCCCGGCGATCCTGGTGGTGCAACTGGAGCTACTGGTCCGACAGGTGCTACAGGATTAGGTGCTACCGGCGCTACAGGATTAGGGGCGACCGGAGCAACCGGCGTTAAGGGCACTACAGGATCTACAGGAGCAACGGGTCCAGCTGGTGCTACAGGATCTCCGGGTGGGGCAACTGGAGCTACAGGCCCCGCTGGTGCTACAGGATTAACAGGTAATGTAGGATTGACTGGCGCAACCGGACTAACAGGTAACATTGGAGCTACGGGATTAGGGGCAACAGGTGCAACTGGATTACAGGGCATAACTGGCGCAACAGGT